ATGTGATACGAGATCTGGTAGCGGATGAAAGTGGTCCGCTCTTTGAAAGCAAAAACGACGCGGTCGCGCGTCGTGGATACCGTCAGGCACTGGAAAAGACCCGTGGCGGTCTAGGGGAATTTAAACTGATGTGTGTCGGAGAGTACGATCACGATAAGGATTTTCTTCAGGCGTTCCCCTTCCCGCAGGAAGTATTCCCTACTTCAGAGGAGGTAAACAACGATGAGTAACACGTTTCAAAAGGTTAGGTCGAACAGGCCTGGGCGTTCGGTATTCAATCTCTCCTACGAGAAGAAACTCACGTGTGACATGGGAGAGCTCATACCTACGATGTGCGATGAGGTGGTGCCGGGTGATAAGCTCATCATTGGTAACGAGGTTGTCGTGCGCTTTCAGCCTCTGGTTGCTCCGGTGCTGCACGAGATTAATTGCTTCATCCATTACTTCTTTGTGCCGTACCGGCTTCTTTGGGAAGACTGGGAAGACTTTATTTCAGGAGGCGTGGACGGAGGGGACGCTTCCACCCTCCCTTACTGGGATCCCACGGACACCGCCGAGGGATCACTCTGGGACTACATGGGGATGCCTGTTGGAGTGGATCCCGGCGTCGATTGTCGCCCGGTTGACTTTCCGAAAAGAGCATACAATCTCGTTTACAACGAATTCTACAGAGACGAAACGCAAATCACGGAAGTCGACATCACAACGTCCGAAGCGGTAAAAATTCGTGCATGGGAAAAGGACTACTTCACGAGTGCACTCCCTTGGCAACAGCGCGGAACGGCTCCGGCGCTTCCAATCAGCGGAACTAGCGCGGCCGTCTGGGTTAAAGTAAACTCCTTCGATCAGCAGGCAGGTGACAACGCTGTTCAAGTAGATTCGGCGGTGGACAGCCGGATCATGGTAAATCACGCTCAGGGTCTAACTAACCTCTTCAACGTGTTTAATGAGAACACGGTGGATCTGAGCTCGGCGACCACGTTCGATGTCGCGGATCTTCGCCTGGCGTTCCAGATTCAGAAGTGGATGGAGCGTAATGCACGTGCTGGAGCCAGGTATACTGAATTCCTTGGTGCGCATTTTGGGGTCAGCCCTCGCGACGATCGCCTTCAGCGTCCTGAGTATATCGGAGGGTCGAAGAATCCTGTCATCGTTTCAGAAGTACTTCAGACGTCGATGACTCCGGATAGCACCGTCGAAGACGGGACACCCCAGGGCAACTTGGCCGGCCATGGTCTAACGGCAGCCAGAAACTATGTTGCGAAGTACTTCGCTCAGGAGTTCGGACTGATAATCGGAATAATGTCGATCATGCCTAGGCCTGCATATCAGCAGGGCATTGACCGGCAATGGATTAAGACAACGAAATATGATTTCTACTTCCCGGAGTTCGCTAATCTGTCAGAGCAGGCGATCTATCGGATGGAGCTCTACGCAAACACGGTCAAGAACGATAACTTGACGGTATTCGGTTATCAGGGTAGGTTCGATGAGATGCGTGTCAAGAAGAATCAGGTATGTGGCGCTATGCGCAACACCCTGGACTATTGGCATCTCGGTCGTCAGTTCGGCAGCGCCCCTTCACTTAACCAGACGTTCATAGAGTGCGTACCCGATAAGAGGATCTTCGCAGTTCAGGACGAGGACGGTCTCATAGTTAACGTGGCGAACGTGATAAAGGCGATTAGGCCCTTGCCGATTCAGTCGAATCCCGGCCTGATTGACCACGACTAGGAGGACAAAATGAAGTTGTTCACTCACTGGAGGAGGCCTCCGAAGCATCCCGAGGAGATGGACCCCCTCACCAAGACGGAGTCGGCGGGATATATCCCGCCTAAGAAGCAGATTGAGAATCTGATTGAAGCCGGTAGGCGGCTGCAGGAGTACAGGAAGGAGATGTATGACTTCCCCGAAGGTGAAGACGTTGATGAATCTTATGAGGACCCGACTCGTGGACCAGGGTACGATCTTGCAGACTTCTCACGGGATAAGCAGGGTCTGGTTGAAAAAGTCAGGGCTCAGGATAGAGCCTCTAAAACCAAGGGGTCAAATGATACGGCAGTGACCCCGAAAGTCGATCCTAAGCAATCCTCAGAGGTGTCTACAAAATGATACGAAACAGGAAGCTCATTAAAAAGCTTCGTAGTCGAAGACGGCGCGCCGAAAGGCGCGCCGGCATGAGGGGACGGCGAACATTTCGCCGTCGGATGAGAAGGGGCCGCCGATGAAGCGGCCCAAGCCACAGGGAATACTTGATCCCAATGTGGCTAGGTGACACCGAAGAATGAAGGGGGCACCATGGGTATCGATTGGGGAGCTTTCGCCGCGGCGGGAGTGGGAGCGGGAGCAGGACTTTGGGAAGGTTGGCGTAATAGAGAATTTCAGAGGGAGACAAACGAACATAATGAAGCGCTGATGCGCGAATCATGGGCAAGAGACGATACGGCAATACAACGCCAGGCGGCGGATATGGAAGCGGCGGGGCTGAGTAAGACCCTGGCCGCGGGTGGAGGAGCAGCAAACTCAGGGCCCATACGTTTGGAAGCGCCAAAGGCGTCGCACGGTGTAGTTGACTCAGCCATGCAAGCGGCGCAAAGTGTAAAAAGCATTGCTCAAACAGAGGCAGCGACAGAAGTGACAAGGCAAGTGGGCAGAAAGGCAAAAGCCGAAGCAGATATGGCTGTGATAGATGCTGAAATAAAAAAGGATGTACATGATACCAGAGAGGACGTAGTCGCAGCCTTCGCGAAAGTAAGAAGGGAATTGGGTTTGAAAGACGAGCAAGACGTTAAGCTAGCGATGATGTACGACGAGCAGAAATTATCTGCCGCGAAAAATATTCACTATGAAGAATTCGCAAGATTAGAGTTAAGGTTAAAGAGAGCAAACGCGAGTGCATCCGAGCAAAAAACACAACAGTTAAAACTGGCGAACGCTTTGTTAGCTAAGGATTTGCAGTGGTATAATGTGAATGCGGTTGGAAAAGTTGTAGGGGCGGCGACGGGAGCGGCACGGAACGTTGTTCCGTATATCCCATTCATAGCGCAGTAGGAGGAAATATGGGTCGCAAAAGACGGCGGTCTGGTAAGCGAGGGATCAGAGTCTTGAGGGGGAAGAAAGGGAGGAAACTTCCCAAGTACAATTCATCCAGAGGTGGTATAAGGCTTTGACCTGTACCAGCCCATACGTTGTGCAAACTACTCCAAATAGGGTAGAGCTCCCGTGTGGGAGATGTTTGCAATGCAGGATAGCGCGAGCTCGCGTGTGGGCAACAAGGTGCGTGCACGAGAGCGCCTTTCATGAGGAAAATGCATTCGTAACCTTAACCTACAACGATGAAAACCTCCCTGCGGATAAGTCGATACGGAAGTCAGAGCTTCAACGCTTCTTCAAAAGACTCCGCAAATCAATCGACGTCAACGAGGGAAGGAAAATCAAGTACTTCGCTTGTGGCGAGTACGGAATGGAAAAGGATGAACATGGCATACCAAAAGAAAGGCCTCACTACCACGCGATCATCTTCGGTCTATCGCCCTGGGGAGAAGACAAGTGGGAAATCAAGGATGCCTGGGAGAAAGGATTCGTCTACACGGGAACTGTTACGTATGATTCGGCACGTTACGTGGCTGAGTACATCAATACCGACTTTGACGGCGAGCTTGGTAAGCGAATCTATGCAGGTCGTGAAAGACCCTTCAAGCTTAGCAGCAATGGCATCGGTAAAGGCTTTGCACAAACAATTCATGACCAGATTGCAGAGGGAATTGGAATTACTGTGCGAGGCCACAATGTATCCGTGCCGAGATACTACTTACAAAAAGCAAAAGTCACAGACGTTGAAAAACTCCGGCTCATTGAGCTCGGAGAAATACACAATACTGATACCTTCAAAAAGGTACAGAATGGACTGAGGCTTAAGGGCTCGGCCTATAGTGACTCGGACGTAATCAAAGCAATCGTAGAGCAGCGCATGCAAAGGACGAGGAACAAAATGGCAAAGAGCCAAATAAAGCCGAAAGGAAAACTATAATGAACTGGAAACAGATCATTGGAAAAGCAGCCCCTTGGGCTCTAGCGGCGGCAGCCGCATTCATGAAAGAGGTCTTGGACCTCGAAATTACTTGGTGGCCTACGTTTAGTAGTGTCGCCTTGGGCGTCATTCAATTCCTGCTCT